TGGATGATCTCTGTGCATATGCAGATGAATATTGGAAACTGTGGGTTCTTATGAGCATATATGAACGCCCTATTACCGTGTTTGACGATGAGTCAATCAAATTTGCTATACAACATAGGGTAAATTGGCGTCTTAACAATACAGTTTCAGGACAAACACATATTCCCGCAAGAGTAGCGCGTGCTATCTCCGATCGAATTGTCTTAGCCTTGGCAGTTGAGAAAACTCCTCCAGGGTCAATGATAATAGATGTTTACGGATCCACTCGTGTGTTGGATCTATGGCGAGCTGTAACAGATAAGCCCAACGAGAAGTTGCCGGCTTCCATCAAACTCGCTTGGTATCGACCTCTTATAACGTCTAAAGATCAACTTGATTACAGCGATGCTCTTAAAAAATTTCCTTCAGTTGTTCCCTCGCCGGGGGATACATGTTTGCTGTTGGATATTTATGAGAAATCAGTTTTGACTGAATTGGCTAATTGGCGAGTAGAAAATGTGTTCATATCAACTCAAATCTTCTATAAAACTGCATTGGCTGGGATTAAATTTGGTAGCAGCCCTTATTACATAGACAAAGAGTTGGTGCATCAACGAGCATCAGCCTTTGACCACGTTTGGGCTCCTCATCCCACCAATGAATTCCTACTCGAAACTGCTAGCCTTGGCATGCCCAATGGTTCTTTTGTGTGGACAACTTATAAACAAATCTCTGATTATTACATAATGAAGATGCGATATAGCACTCTAGCTCCGGCTATTGTGCAACAGGTACGACTTCGCGACGGAGACGCGTTAATTGTTGCAAAGACATTAAAACCACAAACATGGCAGCACAAGGTGCAAGGATTTTTGAATAAATTATTCATGTGCCCAACTGTTTTCCATAAGACGCTCCATTGTTTCCAACCTGCGATAGATGAACTAGAGACAAAGATGACCGGTAAGACACGCCAAACATATCAAATTTCTAATATACATAAGGAAGTCACCGATTGCCTTAACCGTCCTGAGTACAATGAGTTTTGGCATTTTATGCCTACGCTCTATGAGAAACAAAGAGTAGCAGCCGATACTATCGATTGGCTCACGTGGTCTACCTTCCAAGATGATCACGAGCGTCTTAAAGCTGTCAGCAACACTTTTCATTTAGATTTACCTTTTTTTAGACAGCTTAAAAATAATTTCCAAGCCATTACGCCGGATCTACGATCTTGGCTGGTGATAGCGGTAGCAGGAATTGCCCTAATTAAATCGAGACGCTTAATTTCTTCACAAGTCTCAAATATCGCTAGCACCGTTTCAACAACTTTCCTCTCGGCGATCAAGGATCCATATCTTATTTTTGATTTTGCTCAATATCCTCGGATCCCGACTTTGCTTGAGCGTTTAAAGTCATTTTTGAATTATTTATACGACATACGCTTCCAAGTTCCTGTGGTCTTAGGACCCGTCGCAGAAGAAACGTTAAAAGCCGTTCACCCATACGCTCCCTTCCTCTTCGGATTGTTTGAAGCTTTTGTTCAGTTGCCTCGCATTAAAGCAACTCTCCCTCCTGGCACGGTCATGAGTGTTCCTTTGTTCTATCTTGTTAAAGGGTTATTACATTGGGCAGTCTCAAACTTGCCTTTCAGTCGCACTCTACATGCCTCTGCAAATTGTATGATCCTGGGAAGCCCGGCATCATACTTAGGTTTGTCATTAGCAGTGTTTTTTGATTCTGGTTTGGGTTCGCCTAAGTTAGAACAATTACTGACCGCGATTTATGTTGGGTTGTTTTTTGCGTTTACTGCGCCACTGAACGCTAGCTCTGGTTTAGTCCAGAAATTCAGGCGGGATTATTTGCATGTTTCATCACACTTAACCGAATATCCTCATGCATTCCCTCTGACCTTAGAAGAAGCCGTGTTGCCTGCTGTCTTAGATGCTCCGCAATACGATGATTTACCCATAACCCGAGATGCCGTTCTAGAAGCGGGAACGAAGCAATCGGTCCACGTGCTCCTTGGCACGTCATCAATGTTTTACCGACCAGTGGGACCCTTACAGTTCTGGCACGCATATCAACAACGAAATTTAATCGAAGTCCCTATGACTCCGGTATGCGAACAGTTAAGTTTCCCTCCTTTACCGCATCAATCAGATGGTTGGGAACGTTGTGTGATGACACGTGGTAATTTTAAGCGACTCGACGGTTGTCCTATAGGGCTCCGTTGGGCACGATCAGTGCGCATATACAGACGTTTGTTGCGCCGCAAATCTACCGACATTGGGTATTTAAAATCGTTGGATTGGATTCACCATTTTAATGGAGCGGCGAAAAAACAACGAGCGGCTGATGGTATCGCTAGACGTAATGAAGGAACTACCGTTTATAAAACTGGTGCTTTTCTTAAGGCCGACGAAGTATTGTTTGGCAGAGTAGGATTGCTTAAAGGTCGCGTGGTCAGGACGATGGACCCGACTATACAGGCTTCCCTATACAAACCTGTCGAACATGCTATGTCCCAGTTAAAATTTTTATTGAATGAAAAAGAACCATTCATTATCAACGGTTGGCAATTGACATTCACGGTCGGCTCTGGGAAACTGGGGTCGGAGTTGGATTCTTGGTACGCCCACTCATTGGAGTGGGTTACAATGGGAGATAAGAGGGCAGCTTGTATTTTTGCGGGAGATGATTTTTTCGCAATGGTCAACGATCGCCAACTTACTTACTACGAAAATGATTTTTCGAGCTTTGATAGAACTCAAGGAGCCCATGCCCTCGAAGCGGAACTCGCCATCTTGTCAGAATTAGGAATGACAAGGCAGCAAGTTGCAATTTTGTGGCAAATGTACCAATTAACTAGCAAATTCGAGAATGTTCGATTTGACATTAAACAAAGAGTTCCCATGCCGATACAACGTTACACCGGAGGTCCTACTACGACTATCGGCAACACAATCAATAATCAGATATCTGTGCTTTATACGATTCAAACACGGGGCAATATGACAGCATTGCCTGAAGCGCAGCTGGAGTTAGGTTTCATCGCCAAACTTCAGATTCGGTCTGATAATTTATGCACATTCCTTAAAGGTTGGTGGGTACCCACAGCTAATGGTAATCAATGGTTACCACTCCCCTCGCAAGTAATCAAATTGGGGAAAATTCTCACTGACCCTCGATTAATATATAAGCAATTAGAAGCTAACGCCGCCTGGAAGTTGGCTGCCAAATCAATGGCATCGAGTTACGGACAAGTGCCTTTTAACTACCCTATTTTTGGAGCATTTTTGCAGAGATATGCAAATTTGACAGATCTGGACAGTACGGACATATTACAATATGAACCAGATCGGTCTTATAAAGTATATAGGGATCTAGCGGAACCAGTAGATCGGGTCGCAGCCTTGGAAATGATTATGGAGAGATATGATTTAAACCAAGAAGACGTCAGGGAGATGGAGAACGAAATACACACAACGCCGTTCCCTGGCGTAATGATACACCTCGGATGGGCTAAGCTAGCTCAACGAGATTATGGCTAAGGCCATAGTAAGGCCATGACAATTACGGGTTGGTAGTCATGGAGAGGTGATCAGATCACCTAGCGAACACTCAACGCCGTCTTATAGACCACGCGTTTCCACTCTTTAACCCGGTGGGTCAATCCGGGTTTCCAGGCTTTTGAGGTTTTATTTTCATTCCTTTCCAGAAAAATGAATTCTCGCGTCACACGCAAAGCAAAAGCTATTATCGATTCAATGGTCGAGAGCATGCAACTCACACCACAAGGCCGTGATTGGCTTATCCAATCCACGGATCCTTTCCATGACACTGAAATTCCAGCATCAGGCTACCCTGACATCAACAATTGTTCCACCATCACACAATGTTTTACAAAGACGATGACGGTTTCAACACCGACTCCTTTGGTGGATGATGTTTGGGAAGCACACATTTTCCTCAATCCTATGAGTTTTACTCATGGATTCAATTCTGAAGAACCATATCCACTTACCGCATTTTCTTTAAATACAAATGGTTTGCTTGGGGATTCTGCGCTTGGTAACATAGTGCTTAATCCAGGCTTTAACGTTATCACGAAACCAGTCGCTTCGGCTGACTGGTCCACTGGAAATTCCACCAATGCACAATCAGGTGCTGCTTTTACTTCAATTTCTTATCCCCGCACCGCCTCTGGTGGTGATTTTCGAATGGTCGCAGGGGGATTTGAAGTTGTTAATACAACTCCTGAATTGTACCGTGGTGGTTCTGTCACAGCATATCGATCACCATCAGTACCTACACCTATCACGTATGCTAAAGTCACTAATGACCAAGCAGCCTTGGGGGTTTTAGCTGAAACAGTCACTGTCCCAACTATTGGGTTACCTCCTTCCACTCAAGCTCAAGCACAACTATATCAAAATTCTAGAACATGGGCAGCAGAAGAAGGATGTTACTCAATTTCAACTCTATCTGATATGGACAACAAGCTAGTTAAAACTCTTCCAGGGTATGTGTTTGCAACACGTCCTTTCACTTCTACTGAAATCCCAATCCCGACAGCGCCATCTACTCAAGCTATTTGGGGCCCCGCTCCTGCTTTCCAAAAGCAGTATATTACAAATTTACAAGCGGGATTTACCAATTGTCGGGCTTTACCATGGGATAACAATGGTTGCATTTTTACCGGTTTGTCAAAACAAACAACACTTCAAGTCACAGTAAAATATTTTATTGAGCGTATCCCAACTATTCGCCAGCCGGACCTTTTAGTTTTGGCTAGACCTCCCGCACCGTACGACCCAGTCGCTATGGAACTTTACAATCGCGCGTTATCACAACTGCCATGCGGGGTGATGGTCAAGGAAAACCCCTTAGGAGAATGGTTTAATGATGTGCTCGGCGCAGTCGCTGATTATGCACCCAAGATCGGACAGATCTTTGGCAGTGGCGGCGCTCTTATCGGTAACACTGTAGCTAAAGTTGCAAAATCTACACTCGAGTCACGCCAAAAAGAACAAGCTAAGACCAAACAATCGAAACCTGTCACAATGGGTCAGAATGCCAATTCATCACGCACATCCAAACCAAGGAGAAGACGTGGTAAGGCACAAGCCACGAAGAATACTCGTAGCTCCTAACTCTACTACAGGTCGGGTGCCAAAGAGCAGCATAGCTGCCACCCTAGCCGTTTATAACGGGTAATTTGGGCAATCACCGTGTGAAAGAGGTGTCTAAGTGCAGCTAGTAACTGCCACCTTAACATTAGACTAAATCCTGGAGAATCTGGGGTTAATCGAAGACCTTTCGCCTATCTCGAAAGTAAAGTCATCTCGCGAAAGTTAGGAAGTCGCAAGAGTGGGCTCTAGGGG